TAGTCGTCAATTAAGGAGAAACGATGGCAAATCCAACTACCTACTTCGGCTGGGTCATGCCGACGAGCTCTTCGCTCGTTACGAATCTCCCAGCAGATTTCAACACATTCGGCCAGGGCGTTGATACGTCGCTGCAAGATCTACTTGGTGGCACGACTGGTCAAGTCTTATCTAAGACAAGCGCGACCAATATGGACTTTACGTGGGTCACTCCTACGGATCAGACACCGCTCACAACCAAGGGCGATCTATTTACTTTTACAACAGTGGACGCTCGCCTCGCAGTCGGATCTAACGGCGAAACGCTCGTAGCAGATAGTTCCACTTCGACAGGCTTGCGCTATCAGAGCAACTTTGCAGCAGGTAAAAACGCAATCATAAATGGCGCGTTTAATGTGTGGCAACGCGGCACAAGTTTTTCTGCACAAGGCTATTTAGCGGATAGATTTAGAACTCAATTTAATGGTTCGGGCGCAACGCGAACAATGAGCCAGCAAACCTTCACTCCAGGAACTGCTCCAGTAACAGGATATGAAGGTCAATATTTCTTTAGATACGACCAATCCGTTGCAGGTTCAGGCGGAAGTTACAACACCTTTGAGCAATACATTGAAGATGTCAGAACTTTTGCTAATCAAACTGCTACCTTTTCATTTTGGGCTAAGGCTTCATCTAGCGTAACTATTACTGGACAACTATCTCAAAACTTTGGTTCAGGTGGTTCTGCAACAGTAGATGTGACCGCACAAAACGCAGCACTTACAACCTCTTGGCAACGCTTCACATTGACTTTTAGTGTGCCTTCAGTCAGCGGAAAAACAATTGGAACAGGTAGTGCATTGAGAGCAATTCTCAACTTGCCACTTAATAGCACTTTTACAATAGATACTTGGGGCTGGCAACTAGAAGCAGGCTCAGTCGCGACCGCTTTCCAAACTGCAACTGGAACAATCCAAGGAGAATTAGCCGCTTGCCAGCGTTACTACTATCGTGCATCCGCAGGCAGTCAGGCTTATGCTCGTTTTGGAATAGCCAGAGCATCATCTACGACTAACTTGGAATTTTGTTTGGTGTTGCCTTCAACTATGAGAGTCGCACCGACTGCCGTTGAGTTTTCAACACTGACTACAACCAACGCACAAAATGTAAGCGCAGCAGCATTAAACTCACCTTCACAAAATAGTGCATCTATTGACTTAACAGTAGGCAGCGCAACGGCTAATCAGCCTTATACGATTATGGCAAACAACTCTACTTCAGCCTATGTGGCAGTTACGGCGGAACTATAAAATGAACAATGTATCTTTTGTAGATTTTGAGCAAAATGGCGAAATGGTAACTCACGCCATTATTGACCGAGGCAACGGCGAATTTACTTCAATGTATAAAACTACCTATGACGAGATGATAGCCAAGCAAGCGGAACAATCCACACCAATAGTTTCGAGCGATGAATAAATATCCGGAAGGCACTGCTGCACGGATCATCGAAGTCGCACTAGCTGAGGTCGGCACTGTCGAAACTGGCGAGAATCTGACAAAGTACGGCAAGTTTACAAAGGCCGACGGATTGCCATGGTGCGGTTCCTTCTGCAACTGGGTCTTCCACACTGCCGGCGTCAAGATTCCATCAATGGTTTCAACGGCTGCTGGAGCTCATAAGATGAAAGAGCTTGGACGCTGGATTGAAGATAAGCCGCAGCTTGGAGATTTATGCTTTATGGACTTTCCACACGATGGCATTGATCGCATCAGCCACATCGGAATTGTGGTCAAGGTAGGCAAGACCAGTGTGCTCTGCATTGAGGGCAACACGTCCGGCACTGGAGACCAGCGCAACGGCGGAATGGTAATGGTCAAGCAACGCTCCATCGGCAAAGAAATTGTCGGTTTCGCTAGGCCAAAGCTTGTTGCCTATGCTGGAGAATATCCAGTGGTCGAGCCACTTCCACAGGCAAAGCCGAAAAAGGAGAAAAAGAAATGAACGAATTGAAATCAGCAGGAGCATCGTGGTTGAGAGCTTCACTCTCGGCCGTAGCAGCTCTATATATGTCTGGCATTTCGGATCCAAAAGTCTTGGTCAATGCTTTTCTTGCTGGGCTATTAGCCCCGGCGGCCAAGTTTCTTAATCCAAAAGATGCAGCTTACGGACTCGGCAAGAAATAAGTGTGGCGGTGGATAGGGCTGGGCTTGTTATTGCTGGCCTTATCTTCCTGCAATTTAGGAGATTCGGTTAGATATGAGTGCCAAGTCTATGAAAACTGGGAGAAACCAGAATGTCAGAAGCCAGCGTGCATCGCTACTGGAACTTGCACTGAAGACATCATTGGATCATTCTATCCAGAAGCCGGCACGACGCCGTAATCCAGAAGACGTCCATGCGCAGCTTATCCTTATCATTGGATCAACACTCGCGGCAGTATTTCTCATAGTCACACTAGGTATCACTTACGCACTTATCTTTGTTACTCAGCCAATCGGTGGACAAGCACCTAACGATGCAGCTTTCATAGATTTACTTAAGACGTTAGCCATTTTCTTAACTGGCTCACTTGGCGGCGTTCTAGCTGGTAATGGACTTAAAGCAAAACAAAAACAGAGCGAGGACACGCCGAAAAATACGCTTGATTCTTGACCATGTCGGCCATCGATGTCACTCTGTATCTGGGAGCATTCGACAAGGCTCTCACGGGAGCAAAAAATGACATCAGGTGAAATCGGTTTATTTCTGTTTATGTGTCTGGCCTGTATTCTTTGGTCGATTGTGAGCTACACAATGGGCTACAAAGAAGGCCACAAAGAAGGCTATCAACGCGGTCGAGCCGTAGGCCGTCACGCATCAGCTCAGGCGGTGTCCAAGTGAGTTTCTTAGATAACTACGAAGATGTAGCTGCACGCATTCAGCGATTCTGGGCTACACACAAAGACGGCAAGATCCACACATCAATCATGGACATCAACCTGGAGAAGGGCTATGTCCTAGTCGAATGCCGTGTATATCGCCATTACGACGACCAAGAGCCAGCCGGCATTGATTACGCCTTTGGCAACGTAAACACCTACAACGTTCAGATGAAGAAATGGTTCGTTGAGGACACAGTTACATCAGCGATTGGCCGTTGCGTTGGTTTGGTACTTGGAGCCGATAAGCGGCCTACAGTGCAGAATATGCAACAAGTAGAGCGCATCGATCCAAAGATTGTGCAAGATTCTGCCGTTGCCTATGACTACTGGAACACTAAACACGGAGACGTTCCATCGTTTAAGACACGTGAAGAGGCAGAAGAGGCCGGCATTCCGACGCTTGGCGTAGCTATCGACACTATTAAAGAGACACTAGGCGGCGTTCAGGTAGCTGCTGCTCCTCTGTGTTCTCATGGTCACATGATCTGGCGAGAAGGAACGGCTAAGACTGGAAAAGGCTGGGGCGGTTATATGTGCTCCGAAAAGGTAAAGGCGAAGCAGTGTCCGCCAGCCTGGTACATGCTCGGATCTGATGGACAGTGGAGGCCACAGGTATGAGCCGCGTGACTGAAATGATTGATGTCGATTCAATGATTGGTCGAACTCTCATAGATGGCAAAATCGTCGCAGAATACAAAGTCGAAAACTGCGACAACTGCAAGCGTATTGAAATGCTAGATCGTGCCGGTTATCTTAAAGCCGTCGGAGGAGAGCCCGTATTGTGGTTCTGTGGCCAATGCAGAAAATGACTATAAGCGCGGCTGATGAATGGGCGATTCACAAACGAGCAGTCGATGTGGTGTTCTCATACAGTGGCCAACTTGGAACGACGATTCGCTACAACTCCAAGCTAAATAATCACGAACAGGTAACGGAATACGCCGAATCTCTTGGAGCTGAAATGATTGTGGCCAGATACTTCGGCCTCGACTATGACATCAACGTCTCAAACGGCAAAAGAGGAGCGGACGTAGGTCAAGGGCTAGAAGTACGCTGGACTTCTTATGTTGGCGGCAATCTCATCGTTTATCCGAATGATCGTGAGACTGACATTGCGGTTCTGGTAGTCGGCAAGTCGCCGGTCTATCACATCGCAGGCTGGCTTCCAGTAGCATTTGCTAGGCGCAAGCGGTTTAAGAATCCGCGTCAGGATTCCTGGTGGGTCGATCAGGCCAATCTGAATCCGATTGAAACATTGGTCAGGAGCGAATATGCCACTGCTGCGATTTGATTGCTCAATATGCAAGAAG